TGACGAGGGTCTGGGTGTACATGGAGCCAGGAGGCCCCATGGGTCCGGTGGGTCCGGTAGGACCGCCAAGTGGGCCAGTTGCACCGGTAGGACCGGCTGGGCCTGCGCTTCCTGTGGCACCCGTGGTTCCTGCGGCCCCAGTCGCTCCGGTGACACCCGGTATTCCCTGAGGGCCGGCTGGTCCGGTGGGGCCTGGGGGTCCACCCGATGGCCCGGTAGGACCGACCGGGCCGACTGCTCCTGTAACTCCAGTAGCTCCTGGGGGGCCTGCCGGCCCCTGAGGGCCTGGCTGACCTACGGGACCGGTTGGACCCGTTGGACCGGCGCTGCCGCCGCCTCCGGACTGCTGGGGTAGGTATGTGGGGTAGGAGGAGTCGGCACCCTGGAACAGGCACCACACCACGCTGCCAACTGCCGGCACCGCGGCCACCTGGGTAACCGGAGGTGCCCAGATCTTAACCGGCTGGACACCGAAGACCTGGGGGATGTACATCTGAATCCGGTGCTGGTGCAGCGGGTCATTGTTGGCGTAAACCTTGGCTGCATAAACGCCAGGGTGAAAGAGTGGAGTCGGGCTAACTGACGTTGACATTGGAGTTGTAAGCGGCGCGCCAGCGATTGTTCACGAGCTTGGTAGGAGGGGGATTGCCCACGGCATAAGGCAAGGGGTTCTGAGGGGAGAAGGCTACGCCTGGGGTTTGAACCGGGCGCATGCCACTGTCACCCTTGGAGTCACGACCCAGGACAGTGTCCATGGAGTAGCCCACTGTCGAGATCTTGTGAACGACCTCGTGTACCCACCACACCCCGTCATTGTCGGCATCGATCCCGTTGAGCACGATGGGCATGCCTTGCCTGACCACGGTCATGCCGGTCAGCGTGGCCTGGGCCTTGTAGTTGAACCGGTTGTATTCAGCCATGCCGGCCAGAGTGCCATGGGCACTGCTCTGGCTATTGACCACGAGGCTGGAGATCTGCTGACTAAAGAAGGGGTACACCGAGTTCTGACCCAGGATGGTCATGTCCTCACCATCATTCACTGCCCCGATGATCCGACCCGAGTTGAGATCAAGGCCAGCGATGGTACGGACGGCGCTGGTAGCACCCGCGGTAGTGAACGACTCACCCGTGACAGACTGGAAGGAGGTGATGCCTTGGTAGGCGATATTGGGGGCGGTGTTCCTGGTCTTGAACACCGGCATACTGGGACCGTAAGCCTTCACGCCGGTATCAACGGAGATGAAGCGGAGCATCGTCTTGTTACAAGCCAGGCTGTAGCCCACCTTGTTGGCAAGCTGCACAAGGTACGACCAGGCTGACGAGCCAGGGTTTGATAGCTGCGGCCAGGTGTAGTCATCGTTCTCGATCAGGGTCGACAGGAAGAACTGCCCAGCCATACGCTGTACCAGGCTCGACGCCTGCACATTCGTCCAGGCCCCTGTGAAGGGATCCTTCAAGGCGTAGCTGGCCCCCAGGCAGACCACGTCCTCAAAGGTAGATTGATCGGGCAGAGACTTGTCATAGTGGTTCTCGATGTGGTCGACATAGCCAAAAAACCAATCGGTGTCGACCGGACTCCAGCCGTACTGCATCTTTACGGGGGTGCCTGGCTGTAACTCCGGAGCGTTAGTCGGCTCTGCTCGCAGAGTGATGACCGCGGTGTCGTGCATACCCTCTGTCATCATCACCTTGATGGTGTTGACCGTCTTCTTGGCCGCGATGCCACCAGGATCGAAGATCGGAAGGGCGACGACATTGACGGTCATATCGAGGTGGGGATCCTGATGATCGAGCCAGTGACAAGGAGGTCCGGATAGAAGATCTCTGGGTTGGCGTTGGCGATGCGCCACCAATAGTCCGGAAGGCCATAGACCTTGTAGGAGATCACGTCGAAGCGGTCACCGTCCACCACGGTGTAGTAGGCGAAGGCACTGGGGCCAGCGGGTGGGCCACCGAACACAGCTACCGCCGTGTCCTGGGAGATGTCAATGATGGACTGACCCTTCCAGATCCCCGTCACGGTGGGTGCGGTGGGCACCGTGATAACCGGCTGGCCCATGTACCGAGAACCTTGGACGATCATGATCCGCTGCCCTTCTTCAGGTTGAACTGTTGGGTCGCAGACGAGGTGGACTGAGTGGCCTTGACCGAAGATAGATACTGGCCTCCCACCGAAGCTGTCATCGGCAAGCTGTTGACGAGATCAGGGCTGGACATGGAGGGCTGGTAGATCCGCATCACCGAGATGTCGGCATACGCCTCGATGGGGACCATGTTGTAGTTGAAGAGGGTGTAGGTGTAGTCGAGAGAGGCGATGGTGCCCTGGAACGAGTAGGAGTTCGCCCCACCGAAGACCACCTGGAGCGGATAGGTCATGGGTGGGTAGCCGCCGGCCCCGTAGTTACCTACTCCCACGTTGGCCCCGCCTTTAGTGGAGGCGTCAAAGATCCCGACAAGTCGCTCCAGAGCGCGAATGTCCCAACGACATCCGATTTCCGATGGCCCCTTGGCACCGCCATAGGCCACCTCGTACATGCGGTTGAAATAGATGGTGAAGCTGACCGTTTGGTTGGTCACCCAGTAGCCGCCGAACTGCATGTTGGTGGGATCCTGTTGCAACGGCGAGGTCAGGTTGGAGGTATCGATGTTGGAACCCATCGAGATCTGCTGTGGGTTCATCATGAAGTACAGGCGGAACTGCTTGGTGGTCAGGTCTGCCATCCCACCGCGGACGAGCGTGTTGCCTGGCTTCATGTGCATCATCTGGAAGAACTTGGAAAAGGGCAGGTTGTCCCGTGGGTCAGGGAGTTTGGCGATGATCGCCTGCTGAGCCGCGGCCTCCTGCTGCCATGTCGCCCCCGTGGTGCTCTGACTGTTACCACTACCCTGGGAAGAACTACCTCCTCCACCACCACCACTACCACCAGGGGTGTACCCCTCTCCCGTGGGGCGCTTTGCTCCCAGGAACAAGTCCGTTGGTACACCAGGAGTCCCAGGTGCATACATCGGTCCCTCAAAGACCTTCTGGGTGGATTGAGGGGCCTCGATGGTTCGACCGTTGCCGGCATACATGACTACGTGACCGGAGGAAGGATCAGCGAAGCCAGGGGGGCCGAAGCACAGGAGATCCCCCACCGACAGCTTCTGCTCAAGCTGAGCCGCGGTGAGGCCCTTGTCTGCCCCCAAGTAGTCGACCGCCGTGGTCAAGCTGGTGTTGTTGTTCCAGAACTCAGCCACCGTGCGCCCGCCCAGGGTCACACCAGGAGCACCTGGGCCGGTGTTGTAGGCGTAGACCATGAGGCCCGAGCAGTCGAAGCCAGTACCGTCATGTGGCTGCCCACTGGCATAGCCACTCCCTGGGGGACCGTTACCGCCCCACCCGTACCACGTTCCTATACAAGTCTTCGCCACGTTGTATGCCTGCTGACCCACAGGGGTCGTGGGAGGAGGGGTCGTGGACGCAGGCGTTTTGGCGGTAGGACTGCCCGATACATCAGCAGGGTTCTGGATGATGCGGATCTGCGGCATCACGAACTCCTCACTGCCATCAGATTCTGAGGCTTGGAGACCGCGGCTATGAACTGCTTGGCGAGGTTGTCCATGTCCTTCTGGGAGGAGTTGGCCGGCACCTGGAGCACCACCGAGCCAGGTTTGAAGTTCAGTTGCACGATAGGGCTGCCACCCTGCGCCCCACCCTTGTTGTAGGGAGAGGACGAGTAGTTGTCAGCCGCAGGCACCACAGCCTCACCGCGGTGCAGCAGAGCTAGCTGAGTACGAGCTACAAGCTGGGTGCCACGGGCGAAACCAGCACCCTTGGACGACAAGATATTCTGGGCGAACTTGATCCGGTTGGACATGGCCGGGATGCCGGCTCGTTCGTAGGTCTGTTCAAACGAAGTGGTGGCAGAGGTGACATCAGTGGTTCCCTTCAACGCTGCCAGGGAGCCGGCCTCAGTGCCGTTCAACTCCTGCGACCACATGAAGTCCAACTGGGTCTGGAGGCTGTTGGGATCACGGTTCTGGGCCTTGGCCCAGGCCACCAACGTGTCCCACCTACCACCCACTGACCACTGGGCAATACCACGGCCAGGACCGCCAGCTTGGGCCGAACCAGGGTTGATGCTGGACTCCTGGGCCAGGTTGCCCAGGATGCCGGCTGCCATGTAGTCCTTCAAGCCCTTGCCCAAGAAGAAGTTGTATGCCTGCTGGGCGTTACCACTACCGGTCAACTTGGTTGGCGTGCCAGACCCTGTCCCGCCCGAGCCACCGGATCCACTCCCAGAACCGTCAGAGGTCTGGCTGGCTGCTCCACCACCCGTTCCCAGGAACATCCCAGACAGGTCATTCGGCCCAATGCCAGCCGATTTGTAGTTCCAGGCTCCTCCCCCTTTGGCATTCGACGCTGTTCCTGCGCTCGTGGTAGCCGGCCCTCCACCTCCTCCACCACCAGCAGCGCCGCCACCCAATAAGAAGGAAAGGTTGGAGGCTTGAGGACTACCCGGCTGGATACCAAGGCTTGACAGAATACGATCCATGCCCCCCAGGGCAGTTACACCAGCATTGCCTTTACCACCACCCTGAGCCGGGGCCGCGGCCTTCCCAGCCCCGTGCTGCGCTCCACCCGGTTTCGTCAACCCCGCGATGAGAGAGCCACTAGGGGGAGCGGAGAACAACATGCCCAGGACAGTGGTCGAAACCTCGTTGTCAGAAGGCTTGCCGGCCAAGAGATGGAAGATGGTCTTGTCCCCTCCCTTACCACCTCCACCGGCACCCAGGAGACCGACACCGCCCCCTCCACCATGACCGCCTTTCTTGCCCTTCATCTTCTCGACATCTTCTTTGGTGAGAACGAACTCACCGCCATGGACGACGGCCAACTGAGGGCCGGTTCCTGGTACCTCACCGCCCTGCTGGAAGATGCTCTTGATGATCCCGCCGACACCTGGGAGATGTCCGAGCATGCCTGTAGCCATGCCCATGCCAGGGATCTTTGAGGTGATGCCTCCGAGCAGACCACCGGACCCGCCGAAGATCTTGCCGATGAGGCCACCACCTAAAGCCGACAGCGGAGTAGCGGCTTTCAGCAGTGCAGCAGCAGCATCATTCAGATTCTTAGCTGCACCGGCAATACCAGGCTCAGCCACCGACTCCATGCGTGACTTGGCCGACTGGGCCTGAAGCTGAGCGTAGGCCGCGGTCTGACCGAAGCCGGCAGCCTTGGCCCCTTGCTTGGTGCCAAGATCCACCTTGGTGATGTCCTTGCCCTGGGACTTCATCCCGATCCTGGCACGGGCGTACTGCATGAATCCGGAGTAACCGTCGCTCCCTGGCGTGATACCCAGGGCAGCCAGGTTGTTCTCTCCTGGGCCACCAGGAGCCATGTACGACTCAAACTGATCACCCGAAGGCGCACCACCTGGGAAGCCGGCAAACAGCTTCTGATAGATCATGCTGTACTGGGACGTGATGTCCATGGCCTTGCCGCCTGGTTTGAAGTTCAAGCCGAACATCAGACCGGCGTTAAGCGTCCCTGGCTGCTGCATCTGATTCGTCGCCACCATGGCCTGCTGGCGGGTCATGGAAGGCATCATGGTCATGAGTTGCTGCGCGCTCCGGTTGAAGGCAGCAGAGTTCTGGCCGGCGACACTCTGACCACCGAAGGGGTCAGCACCCATGTAGTTCGCCATGTACATGTTGGCCTGGCCGTAGTCGGCGGCACTCTGAGCAAAGGTACCCTTAGGAATGACGTACGCGCCCTGCTGCTGACCCATGGTCATCTTGCCGAAGGACGGCCCGAGTGAGGCCCCGATGAACTGGCCCTGGACGGCGCTGGCGATCAGATTCTGGGCCGCGGAGGAGGACAGGACGTTGGCGGCTGATCCGATAGCACCCGAGATCATGGAGGCCGGTCCACCCAGACCTCCACCACCTTGACCACCATTGCCGCTGGTCGTCATCTTGTTACCCGAGCCAGCCAGGGCCTTAGCGTCGTCGGCGCTGCCCTCTGTCATCTTGGCCCAGGTGTCTTTAAGCTGGGACGCCACGGCGCTGCCATCAGGCTGAGTGCCCTGGCCGGTGTCGAGCGGACCCTGGTTGAAACCACCGGCATTACCACGCATGCTGCCTGGCAGCCAGAGGCCCTGGGTAGAGCCGGAAGAGCCAGTCCCACCACTCCCACCGCCCGCAGTAGCAGCACCGGCGCCGCCACCACCGCCGCCGCCACCCATCCCACCCATGGACCCTTGCACACCCTGGATCTGCTTCTGAAGACCAGCCATGCTCTTGGTCAGGCTGTCGACAAGCTGAGTGATGCTGCTGATGCTCTTCTGGGCCGACGATCCGAAGGTATTGAAGGCGCTCTGGACCCCGGTCAGGGCAGAGGTGATCTTGCCGATGGACTCGGCAAAACGCTCTGGGCCTTTGGAGTCGAACAGCCCTATGCCGTAGCCATCAGGTGGCACTTATTTCTCCAGGACGACTTCGACCCAGTGCTGTCGCTCTGGGTAGGGCATGTGCTTAATCTCAGACAGATTCCAACCGGGGAAATGCTCAGAGATTCTCCGGTACTGGAGGTAGAGAAGGTCGAGAGTGGTGAGATCCCTAACGAAAGAGATCTACGAGAGAGATCTGATAACCGGCCTCCCGCCCGCACTCGGTGCATGTGACCATCACCTCCTCCATCCGCGGGCCAGGCTGCGCTTCGGTCATGGCTTCGATGATCTTGCGCCGGTCAGCCATGCTCATCTTCTGGGCGATGTGACCCATCACTGGATTGCCATCAAGCGAGCGGATGGAGCGGTCGATAGCAATGGTCGCCTCTTCTGGGCCGGTCCTGTTGCCGTCACCCACCATCTCAAGCTGCACGTCCCCGGTGAGCATGTGTACCAGGGCCAGGTGGCCGTTACGCAGGGTCACCTCGATGTCCTGCACTATGGGGTTCTCCATCTTCTTGACCTCGATGGAGGAGTCCAACTCGACAACGCAACCGAAGTTCTGACCACACAGCCGGCAGGGAAAGTCAGGCACCTCCCAGTCGTTGCCAAAGGTCAGAACGCGGATCGCCAACATGAGAGCGGCCCGGTCACCGGTCAGCATCCTGCCGAGCAGCTTGGGGGTCGACTCGATGTCCCCTACCGACAGCACGCACCGCTTGAGAATGAGATCCACCACCTTGGGCACGTTCACTGTTGGGCTGCGTAGCTCACGAGCCATGGCCTCCTCGTCGGAGCCGTTGATCTCGCGGATACGGGCCTCTGTGTGCAGCTTGCCGTCGTCGTCCAGGAAGCCACCTGGGAGGGTCACCGTGTCAGCCGGCAGGGGCGGCATCAACGGCACCGGAGCCTTGGTGACTTCCTTGGCAATAGCGTTGATCTTCTCTGGGTCATCAACGACAGTGGCGGTGAACTCAGCCAGCGGATCGCTCATGGGAACTTAGCGGGGTTGACGAAGCTGGTCGGATCGGACGGGTTAGCGGTGGTAAGCAAGGCAAATCCCTCGTGAGCAAGGGTGAGATTCTCGATAAACACTGCATTGCCACCCGCTTCCAGATCACTGAAGCTGTAGCCCATGGGCCAGGCGTTATAGACTCCAAATCTGGCCTTGATAGCAGGAGGATTGTCGACGCCTGCTGCATAGCCAGTTTTAGTGATCGGGTGCTGGAGCACGTCGATGGTGACACCGGTCCTGAAGTTCATTCCCGGTGCCTCCGTACCGCTTCCTCCGCCACCAGCCACGGCGAAGATCATCTGGAACCAGTTGTAGATCTCGGTAGTACCGCCGTTTCCACCATTAACTGGCACGGCCAGAAAGCCTCTCGTAAGAGTCAATGGACCGAAGTCTGATTGCCCTGGCATCTTACGAGTAGTCGTGTTGTTACCACCCTCTCTATAGGGGATAACTTCGTTGTTGACACTCAAGCCAGAGACTGCCATGAACCCCATCCGACTGATGGTCGTAGGAACCGCGGTGGAGTTAGGCGAGGTGATAGTGACCAGGAACCGGAAGTTCCTGAGCGGATCACTGTTCAAGGGACGTGTGGTCATGGTTCCTCCTAACCGGTCGTGACGCTGACGCTCTGACCGCCAGCCCATTGGCCGATGGCGATGACGACGAACTCGGCTGGGTACTGGAGTGCCACACCGACCTCGATGTTGACGATGCCCTGCTGAATGCTCTGGGGCGTGTTGATGGTGGCGTCACAGTTGACGTAGAACGCCTCCGCGGCGCTCGTGCCCTGGAGGCCACCGCTCTGCCAGAACGATGTCAAGAACTGACTGAGGATCGAAGTGATCGAGTTCCAAAGCACCCAGTCGTTCGGCTCAAAGACAGCGAACTTGACCATGGCCGTCATCTCGGTGGACAGGTAAATCAGCGTCCTTTCCACCGACACGTACCGGGTGACAAGGTAAGGCGACAGGGTGCGAGCACCCCAGATCACCACGCCTGAGCCAGGCACCGAGATCAGGCAGTTGACATTGGCCTGAGTCAAGTTGCCCTGGTCCGCGTTGGTGCATGTGTATTCCAAGCCAAAGGCTCCGAGCAGTGTGGCTCCCAGGCCGGCGGGCGCTTTCTGCACCCCTCTCCTGGCGTCGGTGTCGATGTACTTCCCGACGACGAAGCCTCCTGGAGGCACCATCCTGGTCACCCCTGGAGTCGAGGAGTACGGATCGGAGATCTGCACCTGGGGGTAGTAGATAGCAGCCTGGGGGCTAGCCGACATCTGATTGGCGTAGGTCACCATGGCCGCTGGAGTGGCACCAGGGATGGAGTCGACAACCACAAAGGCATTGCCGCGCTGCACGGCGTAGCCGATCACGCTGGAGATGTCTGCTCCCGTGGTGTACCCCGGCAGGTTGATCACGAATGGCTGATCCGGATACATGTCCAGCTTCTGGAGAGCCGTGAACTGATCCTGGAAGGTGATAGGTGAGCCGTCGCCACCACCGGTCAGGTTGACACTGGCCGCGGTAGGGGCCGGGTTGTCGATCCAGGGTGGTGGCGTGATGGTGAAATGCACAGCCGTGGCGGTGGCCGTCGCCGGGTTGGAGATAGTCGCAGCCGTGGCGCTGGTCATCTCGGTGATCACCGTGCCAGGTGGAATGCCTGGACCGGTGATCGTGCC